TCTTGGATATTAAAGTTATAGTTGATTTTAAGCTCGTTGATTAGCTCTTTTCGTGCCTCGTTAATGACTAATTGGTTTTTCTCATTAAAGATAGACTTTGAAGTCCTAAAACTGTAAGAGTTTTTAGTCTTGATTACTTCAAAAAGTTTGGGTAGGTTGATGTGTTCATACCCATCTTTAGCCACATTCCGAAAAGTAATTTTAATGATAGTAGAAAAGTTTTTATAGTTTCGCTCTATGTGTTGGATATGACCGTCTTTTAAGTCTAATAATAGCTCTTTTTGTCCGTCAATTTTGACATTATGACAACGGTTAAAAATCTCCATGATAAGAGCCATTTGCTCATGGTCATTGAGAGGGTTTTCTTTGTCCGCCTCTTGTTGTGTACCTCTTTTCTTAATGGCTTTTTTTTGCATAAAATCGCCAAGGATAGAAGAGGTATTACCTAATCTTGTATTATATTTATAGTTGTTTGTTTGTGTGTCCATCTAGTCCGCCTTTAGATATTCGACAAAATCTTTATTTGAGGTAAAATCTAAAATATTATCTACCTCAAAGCCTAACAATGTTAAAAAATTCTCATAGGCTTTAAGCCCCGCTTGGTCACCGTCAAAGGCAGTCGCTACACCCCAACCTTTAGCAGTATATGACACAATCGTATCTTTTAGCCTATCCGATAGCTTTAACGCGTTTCCCGTGCTTTCAATCGTGATAAAAGGAACGCCATAAATTAAAGCATTTAACGCATTTTTTAAACCCTCTCCTATGATGATATACTCTTCACGCTCAGCGATACGCTCTACCTCTTTTTGATAAGGATAGATAAAACGCTCACCACGACCGTTAAAGTTTTTATAGTAATACTTCATCCCGCTAATCTCTTGACCCGTCTCTTTGTCATGCGGTCTATACGCTACAATATCGACTACACGACCGTCAAGGTCTTTTAAAATTAGCGTCGGGCTTTTCCAAAACTCAGACCAACCCAAGAGATTTTTAAAAACATACTCTAACTTTGGTTTAAAATCTACTGTAAAGCTTAAACCCTCAAAAAGTTTACCATAATTTTTATTTATTACTAATTCTTGCTTAGTAATTTTCCCGTTTTTATCCTCTTCTACCAATTCGATAAAAGGACTGAGCGATTTTACCGCGTTTAGCTCTTGGGTTGCTTGTTTTTGAAGTTGACCAAAATCAATCTTTTTAACTTTTTTCTTTACGGGCTTAGCCTCTCTTTTTTGGACGGTGTAGGTATCTTCACCCGCTAACTCTTTGGCTCTTATGATAGCTTGGGTCGGGTTTAGATTTTCCATTTTTCCTATGAGGTCGATTACATCGCCACCCTCAGCCGTGCCACGGTCATAAAATTTTTGAGTATCGCTAAAAAAGTCTAAAGAGCTTGTTTTTTCGTCTCTGATTAAGTTTTTAGTGGCTCTATATCTAACCCCGCTAGGTTGCTTAAATTCAAAGCCGTAACTCTCAGCCAATGCGATAATATCAAGTTTGTTTTTTAGTGCGTCTAAATCTGTTTTATGACTCATATCACAACCTCAAAAACCGCTTTAGCCTCAGCGGGTAGCATATCGTAAAGCTCTTGGTCATTCTCTTTTATATATGCTACTACTTTTTTAATTGGTCGTATGCCGTAAAAAGTGTTACGCACACTTGTAGGGTTAAAACCGTGCTTTTTTGCCCACAAACTGAGGGTAATATTTCTATTATCGTAAAGATACACGGTGATAGGATTACTTTTGACCGCCATGTTTAAGCTCCTTTTTATGTTATTACAAGCAATAGTAGCCTATAATTTAACTTTTAAGTAATAAGTTACTTAAAAAGTAATATTGTATTGTTTTTTAACTTAAGGGTGTATTAGCTTTAACTTAAAAGTAATAAAAAAATACAAAAGGATAACCAATGCTTGACACAAAAGAGGTAATAGAGAGATTAAAAGAGGTGCTAGAAGTCAGCACACAAAACGAAATAGCTATATATTTTGAGGTAAGCACTAAAAGCGTGAGTGAGTGGAAAAATGGTAACACTACGCTACCATTTCAACGACTAATAGCACTTGCAGGGTCTAAAGGTGTTAATCTTAATTGGCTCTTCTATGGTAAGGGGCGTAAATACTGTGAAGAGACCGACACAACCACCGATATAAAAAACGGTGTGCTTAATAAACAAATAGGAGATAATAACTCTTTTTATATCAAGGTTGACGCTAATATCTCTACTAATAGTAAAAAAGAGTTAGAGCATTTAGCCACTCTTTTTAAGTATGCTCCTCCCGCCTATTTAGACCAAGTTCATAAAAAACTAGAAGAGTTTAAGGCTCAGATAGAGCCTTAACCCATACGACCGACCACCGAGTCGGTCACTTCTAAAACTCCTACCATACACCCAAAACATCAAATAATTATCATTTTTTTACAGACCTAACACATAGCCCATATATGGCTTTTTTTAAATTCACTACTTAGAGATAATAACCCCGTCAAGCATTGGTTAAGCCTTTTGTCTCTCCTTAGAGGCTTGACCTAAAAATTACAAGGGTTAGGATTTGTTTCAGTTGGAAAAAGTTTTTTTAGATTATGGCGTTTTAGGCGTATTTGTATTAGTCCTACTATATGGCATAAAGAGATTAGCAGAAAAAGCAGACGAAAGAATAACAGAAGATAGAAAAGTATTTGAGTCTATCAATGAGGGGTTAGGCAAACAAAACGAGATTTACCAACTATTGATTAATGAACTCAAACAGACTCAAAAGTTTTTTGATAGCACTATTAACCATGAAAGAAAAAAACTTGATGATTGTTATGAGGTAGTGCATAAAACACAATTAGAAAAAGTCCAAAGGCTTATTAGGATTGAAGAGTCGTTAGCCTCTTTGCATAAAAGAATTACAAGGCTTGAAGATGTCAAATAGTTCTATCCAAATCGGCACTATTACCGAGGTTAAAAACTCCAACGGCACGGCTAAAGTAAAAGTTGACGGGCGTGTAACCGATTGGCTACCCGTGATAGCTCCAAATGCTACCAAGTCTAAAAAGTCGTTTAGTCCCTCCAATGTAGGTGACCAAGTGCTTATTTTAAATCCTCACGGCTCAAATAGAGACGGCTTTATCCTTAAAGGTCTCTATCATGACAATTTCAAGCCACCAAGCGGGGCGGGTGATGATACCGAGGTCGTGGAGTTTGGCGATGGCACGGTCGTAACCTTTGACCTAAGCGGCGGTGAGCTTAAAATCGACTCACCAAGTAAGCTAAATATTATCTGTTCAGAGGCTACAGTCAAGGCGGATAAGGTGCTAGTAGATAGCTCCGATATTAGCTTGGGTGAGGGCGGTCAAGGTGTGATAACCGCTGAGTCTATTTGTCCCTACACTAATGCACCTCATAGCGACGCGTCAAGCACGGTAAAGGCTACCAAATGAGCCTAAAAGTCACCTTTTCTTTAACGGCTAAAAGTGATGGTTTTGAGGTCTCTATATTAGAGAGCTTTGAAAACATCTTCACTACGCCTAAAAATACGGTGGCGATGTTACCCGAGTTTGGGTGCGATTTTCACGAGCTTATAGACCGCCGTATAGATGATGAGTTTCTTATCGACTATAGACGGGTATTAATGGACGCGTCTATTTGGGAAACTAGAAAAGTATTAGAGAGCGTGCGGGTTTTAGATGTGGACGCGATAAAAGGCGAGATAGCCACCCGTCTAAACTTTACCGACGGTAGCTATATAGAGGGGGTATTTAATGGCTTTGCATAATAGAGATATACTAGCACAAATCCAAGAGCTACCCGCTCCAAAGATTGTAGAAGTTAAAGACTACAACCAACTACTACAAGAGAATATAGACCGACTCAAAGAGTATCTACCAAACTATAAGCCGTTAGAGTCTGATAGATACATGAAAGATTTAAGGGTATTGACTTACAAGCAGTATCAAGGGCAAATCCACGATAACTATATCATTAAGCAACTACTCATAACCACGGCTACAGGTGAAGCATTAGACCACCTTACGGCGTTTTTAGATGTGTGGCGGTTAAAAGGCTCTAAGCCATACGCTAATTATCGCTTTGAGCTTAGCGATATTTTAGACTACGATGTAACCATACCGAGCCTAACCGAGCTTACAGATAATGACGGCGTATATCGTGCCTATGTCTTAGAAGATACGACTATCAAGGCGGGTCAAAAGTCCGCCGTGGTCAAAGTAGAGCTAGACGCATTTATCGAAACAACCAAACTAAAAACCGAGATTATCACCACGCCGTTACCGTTTGTGACTGAGGCTAAAGCTATTGAAGATTACGCCCACGGTGCAGACGCTGAAAGTGATGACGCTTTGAGAGTTAGAGCCATTAGGGCGTTAGGCAAATTCTCAACGGCGGGTAGTGTGGACTCTTATCTTTATTGGATTTATTCAGCCGATAAGCGTATCACCGACGCGGTGGTATATGGCAAAAAAGGCACGCTTGAAGTAAACATTTATCTACACGCTAAAGAGGGCGTTGATGGTGTAATGATTGATAGGGTAGAGGCTAATCTAAGTGACGAAAAAGTCCGCCCGCTTGGTGATGATGTTCGGGTCTATAGTGCAGGGGTCAAAGAGGTTACGATTAACGCTGAGATAGAGCTTTTTGATATTGGCACTCAGTCCGAGGCAGACGCTACCATAAAAGCAAACTTTGAGCGTGAAAGCTTTGTGATAGGTCAACACCTTACCCGCACCGAGGTAATCAAAAATCTACAAGTAAACGGCGTTTATAAGGTCAATACGACTTTTAGAGACGCGATAACAGATAAGACCGAGATTATCAAAATCAAAGCGTTAAACCTAAGCTATAAAGAGGCTACCTATGAGTAATAACGAGTTTAATCTATTACCGCCCAATGCCTCAGCCGATGACCAAAAAAACGCTAAGTTTTTGGTGGACGGCTTAGAGCGTGAAATCAATCTAAACACTCTACCTTTAGAGGCTCACGCGTCTCTTTTGCCTCATTTGGCTATAGCTTACGGTGTGGATATTTCGGGGCTTACAGAAGATGAAGCCCGAAACTATCTAAATAATGCCTTTGAAATACACCGCCATAAAGGCACGGTGTATGCCGTAAAAAAAGCTATAGCGGTGATGTTTAGCGACGCTGAGCTTAAAGAGTGGTTCGATGTAGGCTTAACGGCGGGGCTTTTTGATGTAGAAGTCACGATAGCCCCCGACCCGTCCAAGGTTTACAGCTCTAAAAGATTTGAGACCGCTAAAAGGCTGATTGATAATGCTAAAAATGTTAGAAGTCACCTTAATAGCTTTAAGGTGCGTATGCCACCTATCACCGCCCAAGTAGAAGTAGGGACGCTTAAAAGCCCCGTGATACTTCATCTTTACAAGGATATTAACGAGGTGATAACGGGCGATGATACGGGTGTAAGTGGCGGGTGGATTTTTGAGCCTACACTACATAAAAATATCAATGAGAGCGTAACCCTCAGCGATACAAATTTAAAAGGAGGTTACCAATGGCAACTAGAGGTTTAACCGCTCTACCAAATGACCAACTCATAAGCTTTTTAAACTCTCAAATGAGAGATAAATTTAAGCGGGTGGGTCTAATCGGAGTGGACGGTTTGGATGACAAAACGCTAAAAGCTCTACTAGAGAATACAGCGGGGTTAACTTATGCAAAAGTGCAAAAATATATCTTTGCAGAGTATGACGCTGAGGCTACATATTTTGACGATAGCGGTATCTTTACCGCCGTGGTAGATATGACCAATGAGGATAGCTACGATAAACACCTATACGGTGTAATCCTCATGAGTGATGATAAGTTAGTAGCCACCGTGGCTAAGACCCCGATTATCTATCTTAACGAGCAGATAGGCGGACAATTCCCGATAAAGATACCTATCAAGGGTAACGCGGGCGAGGTGGTATTTAGAAGCTCTAAATACCTAACAGAGGTAGAAGCTGAAGAGAGATTTTTAAGCCCTGTATTAAGTGCTATGGCACTAAGTACAGAGGTAGCAACTTACTCTTTAGAGGCTGAAATAAAACAAATAGGAGGTAACGCATGAGTTTAGCTACAGAAGTAGCCAATTTAGGCAAAAAGATAGCCGACCATATAGCAGTGGTCAAAGGTCAGTTTGGAAAGTGGGACGGTCAAGTAAAAGCCGAGATTACAAAACTTCAAACATGGCTTAATAATACAAGGGTTAAGTTTGTAGGAAGTGATATTATCCCTCCAAAATTCACTAATTATTTTTGTGTAGATTCGGGATATGGTAATACGGGTGAGATTACAAGTGAAGTTGGAACTTTGGTTCATGATGTTAATGCAGATGGCTATATAGCTAAACAAAGTGATTTTAAAGTGGGTGATGAAATAAAAGAAACATTTCCAAAGCACCCGCTTGCAAAGGATAAAAGAGCGTTATATGATGTTGCAGTAGTTGACATTAAAAATCCTGATGCAGAAAGAAATGGTTTAGCCCACATGATGG